CTCTTCATACCAGTTTTTTCCGTCTTCCGAAAAAAGCCAGGTGACATCATATTGTTTTGTCAGCTGATATTGTTCCACGGTTTTCGGATTGCCCGCAGTAATATTTTTTAAATGCAACATTGTTAAACACTCGCCACGTTATACCAGGTGCCATTAATCAGTTTCTGAAGCGGGCGGTAATACACGCCGTTGACGTTATCCGCTGAGTCACGGCCGGTATCCGATATCGCTATCCCTGACAGCCCGTGTCCCGAAGGTGCGCGAAATCTCCACGAAACGGTGTTACTGCCGGGGCTGTAATACATTTCATGGCCATACCGTACATCCTGTACCCCCTCTGTTCGATATTTATAGCGGGCATCGAAGTTTCCGTAATTTAACGGAATTACCTGTCCGTTTACGGCGAACGTGATGCTGTTATCTGTATTCCTCTGGCTGAAAAAATGCCAGCCTGAATCATCGCCAAGCTCTGCAACAACAGACCAGGATGGATTACCCCACAAATAAAACGCTGCATTTTTCGTGGAGTTGTTGGCGCTGGATAACGTGAATTTTCTGGCAGTTCCGGCCTGAATATTCTTAAAAACAATAGCCACTCCATTCTGAAAGCGGAATACACGCTGACTATTAGCATAAACATCCAGAATACCGTCTCCATTCTGTTTAAATCCGGTGTCATTATCACCAAGAACAATTGAATTCCCCCCCAGGGCGTTCTGAACGCCGATACCCAGCGCACCATTGACCTGCGAACCACCGCCAACAGACACTTTATGCGACATGGATATTTCACCCGTCCGCAAATTAATGGTGAACGGGCGCAGGGGACCAATATCGCCATTTTCCCCCTGACCTTCACTGGTGGGAATAAGGTGCAGGCACTCTTCCGAACGACGAAAAATCAGGCCAAAAGCTTCGTTGAAAATCCTCAGCGCATTAACACCACGGATTTTCAGCTCTCCGGTTATTTTATCGCCTTCCCGATGAACATAGCGTTGATCTGACTGCTCTTTACTGTAAACCTGAAGATTATCCCGTGCCGTCCCTTTATTCTGAAGGTCTGACAGATTGTTCTTCTGCCGCAGGAATATCCTTTTCGGATCCTCAAGAAGATTTACCCAGCCCGCACTGTCGGAGCCTTCAGGATCGGTCAGGTTATCGTCTGTGGTATTCAGCCAGACCGCTGTTGTTGCGACTCCGGCGAGAATGGCTCCTTTTGCATATCCACCAATGGCCCCCGCAAAACCGGCATTATACGTGTACAAACCGCCAGCTTGGGCGAACCGTATTGCTGCGGTAATATCGTACATCAGACCGTTAAAATCCTTGCCGTGTGGCGGTATACCTCCCGCTGAGACCGCTGTCATGGTCACCGGAGGAAAACCTGAATCATACGCAGCATTACCGCTCTCTCTGGTCTGCTGTGTCGCCTTGTCCGGGATACGGTTTTTATCTCCGGTACTCGCAAAGGGGACCGCCAGCTGGCGGGGTTTATCACTGGCCTTCATTACGGGACTCCTTTAAAACTACTGAAACATAAACACCCGGCGGGGACGGCAGTGCACCCGACGACTGGATAATCGCCAGTTCTGCCAACGAGAGCGCGGACTCAAAGATGTAACTCATCCTCAGCCCACCATTATTCAGAACATAAGCCCGCCGTTTTTTTCCGAACATAAATCTCAGCATCCGGTTAATATCCGGAACGGAACAGTCAGTAATGTTCGACATGGCTTTCATCAGTATCAGCCGCCGGTATACAGCATCAGACAGGTCAACAGTCCGGGTATCCGATTTTCCGTTGTAAAACGGTGCCTGATTAGACTGGCCCCCTGAATCTCCAGACAACCAGTATCACTTAAATAAGTGATAGTCTTAATACTAGTTTTTAGACTAGTCATTGGGGTACAGATGATTGATGTCTTAGGGCCGGAGAAACGCAGACGGCGTACCACACAGGAAAAGATCGCAATTGTTCAGCAGAGCTTTGAACCGGGGATGACGGTCTCCCTCGTTGCCCGGCAACATGGTGTAGCAGCCAGCCAGTTATTTCTCTGGCGTAAGCAATACCAGGAAGGAAGTCTTACTGCTGTGGCCGCCGGAGAACAGGTTGTTCCTGCCTCTGAACTTGCTGCCGCCATGAAGCAGATTAAAGAACTCCAGCGCCTGCTCGGCAAGAAAACGATGGAAAATGAACACCTCAAAGAAGCCGTTGAATATGGACGGGCAAAAAAGTGGATAGCGCACGCGCCCTTATTGCCCGGGGATGGGGAGTAAGCTTAGTCAGCCGTTGTCTCCGGATGTCGCGTGCGCAGTTGCACGTCATTCTCAGACGAACTGATGACTGGATGGATGGCCGCCGCAGTCGTCACACTGATGATACGGATGTGCTTCTCCGTATACACCATGTTATCGGAGAGCTGCCCACGTATGGTTATCGTCGGGTATGGGCGCTGCTTCGCAGACAGGCAGAACTTGATGGTATGCCTGCGATCAATGCCAAACGTGTTTACCGGATCATGCGCCAGAATGCGCTGTTGCTTGAGCGAAAGCCTGCTGTACCGCCATCGAAACGGGCACATACAGGCAGAGTGGCCGTGAAAGAAAGCAATCAGCGATGGTGCTCTGACGGGTTCGAGTTCTGCTGTGATAACGGAGAGAGACTGCGTGTCACGTTCGCGCTGGACTGCTGTGATCGTGAGGCACTGCACTGGGCGGTGACTACCGGCGGCTTCAACAGTGAAACAGTACAGGACGTCATGCTGGGAGCGGTGGAACGCCGCTTCGGCAACGATCTTCCGTCGTCTCCAGTGGAGTGGCTGACGGATAATGGTTCATGCTACCGGGCTAATGAAACACGCCAGTTCGCCCGGATGTTGGGACTTGAACCGAAGAACACGGCGGTGCGGAGTCCGGAGAGTAACGGAATAGCAGAGAGCTTCGTGAAAACGATAAAGCGTGACTACATCAGTATCATGCCCAAACCAGACGGGTTAACGGCAGCAAAGAACCTTGCAGAGGCGTTCGAGCATTATAACGAATGGCATCCGCATAGTGCGCTGGGTTATCGCTCGCCACGGGAATATCTGCGGCAGCGGGCTTGTAATGGGTTAAGTGATAACAGATGTCTGGAAATATAGGGGCAAATCCACTGATTAAACGGACAGGGATCATCCATTACCGGGGTGTCCATCCTGGACTCGCTGAAGCCCAGGTAATTAAAATCGTCCTTTACCGTCAGCCGGCGACTGACACCCACAATCTTTCCCCAGACATCAAGACCATACTTTTCTGCGGTATCGATGTTCCAGATAAGACCATAAAAATCACTGATAAAACTGTCGGGGGAAAGCGCTGCGTTAAAGCTGTTAATGAGGGCATTGAGTCGGGGGCTGGCAGCATACTGCGCAAGCACAGTGGCAGCCACATTCTGCACGTTATGCCTCCTGGAGTTTCACACTGATATCCGACACATCCAGAACCGGAATCTCATCTATCCCGAAAGTGACAGCCGTTGTCCATGACGAACCGTCACGGCTCACAGTAAGGCCCAGAATATCAATATGTTCCGGATCGGTTTTGTAAATGCCGGCATAGTAGCGCCCGGCAGAGACAACAGAGGCAACCCTTGCCCGCAGACCACCATCTGTACCATTAAATGCGTCCAGCACGGATTGCTGTACCTGTCGGGTAATATCTGAAGGCAGGTAGTCACTTTTTTTCAGCGTCACACTGACATGCAGACTGACGGGTTTGAGTGTCTGCCAGCTGATTACGTATTCAGGATACGGCGGATCGTACTCCTTATCTGCAACAGTGAACGTTGTGTTGCCATTCATATCAATACCCGGCGGAGCCTTACGCCAGATGGCCGCCGCGATATCTGCCGGGCTGCCGCCGTACACGCCAACATAAAGCGAACCGGGTGTTAATGGATACTGACTGACTCCGGCTTTTTGTTCTGTTTTTTTCGGATTATGGGTGACGTAAACATCCACCACGTTTTCTACCGTGGAGAGTATTTCACCCCGGATGGCTTCCAGAATATTCCGGGCATTACGGGCAACTGAATTACGTCGGCGGTTTTCAAAGTCCGCACGGGTTTCCTCATCGCTGCCCGGCACACCGGCACGGGCGTTAGTGACACCTGACCAGCCAGGTATTGCCTTATAAATTTTATTCAGCGTCCCCACAGGACAGCCGACGGGGCCGGTGGACAAATTCAGAAATACCGCATCAACCTGCCCTGATGCGCCGATAGTGACGTCTGACTGACATACTTATAACCGGCCTCATCCTGCCCCATACTGCCCGCCGGGATCAGCGTGCCAACCAGCCCGGTACAGGTCGCTGTTACTGTCGTACCTGTGGCCCCACGGCGCTCCAGGAAATAAATCCTGCCTATTGCATCCTGAAAGCGACCACTGGAAAAGTCAGGGTTGATCTGGTTAACGATATACAGCAACTGATCGTTTTTATCCGCAATAATGGCGCTTTCGCTGGATGCAAGTTGTCCCTGCGGACTGCTCAGACTGGTACTCATGGCCCCGCCCAGCGCCGCCGAAAAATCAGCAAGCCTGCCGCTCAGAATATCCGCTTCATCCGGCACATTCAGCCCGCTATCCGAAATCTGTACAGCGGGCACTGCGGTAGAAAAAGATTTATTTTCACTCATAGCAGTACCGTAAAAATGTCATTATTGGTATCTGTAATACGCAGCACACCTGTTACTGTCCGGGTTTGATCAGCTGTGACCTGGCAGACAGCGGCGCTCACGGTCGGCAGTTTAAGTGCTTCCTGTTGCAGAGTGGCATTCACCAGTTGTGTGCCGGGCCAGTGTCCGAGGATGCGTGGCCAGTAAGGTATGCCAGCCGTTGAGTCGTACCAGCACTCCCCCAGAAAAGTACTGCACGCACACGCCACATCCTGAGCTACCGCATGGGGATTATCAGTAATGGCAAGATTTCCGGTATCATCAAGCAGGATATCCCATGTCCCGGTGTCAAGAAGAAGTGATCGTGACTGCATGTTTTCTCCTGTTTACCGGGATCCCTGCGTGGTTGAGCCGCCGGACTCAACGCCGCCGTGAACGTGGTTTCCAAAATCAATACCCCCGATGTTCGAACCGCCGGAAAGCCTGGACTGCCCGGTAACGTCAAGCCCCTTACTGACGGCGGTATCGCCGTTCAGCGCAATTTGTGGTGAGTTAACGGTGAAGCTTTTCGGCGCATTAATCACCCCCTCAGGCGCGGATATCTCCACTTTCCAGGGAGATACAATCCGTATCTGGTTGTCATCAAATACCACAAACTGGACGGGATCACCGTTGAGCACGCCACCCAGCCAGATGGCAAGAAAACCGATATCCCCCACATGTGGCGGGATAATCACCGCATTACCGCCCCCCTGTAGTCGCCATACGGGAATGTTATAAATCACCTCATGTTCAACCGGGGAACCGTCTGCTGCAACGCCCATTACCATCGGTCGGGCCTCAATAAATCCCTCTTCCACGGCTACCACCCGTCCCAGAGTGATAAACGCATGACGTCCGAGAAACTGCCGCAGCATAAAGTCCTGTGCATTGATTTCGCTGTTCACGTCTGTCGGGTTACTGAGTGGTTGTGCCATTTTCTTCAGCCCTCATCATGGTACAGTTGGAACTCCACGGACCGCCCACGGTTCGCGAAGTAATGGTGTGTATCACCCCTGTGATCGTATAATCGCCCGTCATATCAGGCAGTGACGATTCCAGATGCGCTGGCCTGCCAGTAAAGAGATCGGGGCAGAATATCGTGGTGGCGCTGAGTCCGGTCATGGTGTAAACCGGATAGCCAGTCAGTCCGTGATCCGGCGAAATCAGTACCGGCGGAATATTCCGGTTCTGCCCTTTCGGCCAGATGGTGACTTTCTCCACATTCCCCAGATCAATGTTAATATCGGCGGCTGAAGCGACATCCAGCATTTGTTGTACAACATTACCGGAAAAATGCGGGTCAGACAGACTGCGGCTGACCCCCTGGTTTTCAAATCCAAGCCCGACAGTTGACGCCAGCGCACGGATAATATCTGCAACCGCAACATCGCCCTTTGCGCTGAAATCTGCCGCCGGCTGATTACGCAGATTAAAATGAATCTGTCCTGTCAGAATGAGCGGAATATCCGGCGCCTGGTTGTAGTCGGCGTATGCATCAGTAATATCACCTTCAAAAATAAGCCGCCCGTCGGCCCACAGCCGCATTTTATTTTCGGTACTCTGCTCCTGTCGCCACACACCGCGCCAGCTTAAATTCGTCATATGCGCCGGTGACATTCCCCAGATATACAGCGTGATTTGTGTACCAGCCACCCCTCCATATACGGCAATACTGGCAAAACAGCTTGCGTCGGTAATGGTCAGCATATTGCCCTGGCCATTACCAAACGTTCGTCCGTCTGAAAGAGTGAACTCCACCGTTATTTTACGTTGTCTGTAGCTCATATCAGTTCCTCAGGTAACAGCCAGTAGAGCCGGTACCGGGATCCGAGCCCCCGCCAGTCAGGGTCACTATTCCCCTCCGTGTCGGTAAAAAACAGGTCCCCCTGAAACGGCAGGTATCCGTACCGGACAATCCGGTTATTATTCAGACACAGCACGCCATACAGGCACGGTTCACCATTAACAATGATATCGATATACATCCCCGTAGTACGCTGATTCAGGCGAATGGTGCAGACCTGAGCGCCCAGTGTCACCGTAAACTGCTGGGCTTTAACGGGAGATAAAACAATTTCCAGCATCAGGTGATCCCCCTGTTCGTGGCGCTTCGTCTGTCAGCGTCTGACGGTTGTGTCACCGACGCCGTAACTGGCTGCGTTTTAACCGATGCGGCCCCTTTTGCTTTATCGTTGTCCGTGGGAGACGACTTATCCGTACTTCCCACTGACACCTCTCCTGTATTCATTACGGTCTGAAATACCGCAGTAACCGTCAGTAAGGTCGGACCATTATTACTTCGCATTCGGTAGTCATATTTCACAAGGTCGCAGGATGTCCATGTCTTGTCCGGCGTCTCAATATCGTAGAGTCCTGCCGTGGTACGCATCCTTTCAAGCGTTTCCAGCACATTCGTCCGCGAGGTGGTGGAAAAATTTGTCAGGTTCGGGACGGATCCGGAAAAGGCCGTCCACCCCTCTACAGTGAAAGTCACATGCAGTTCCGGCGATCTCTGGATTTTATTAAAGGTGGTATAAGCCCCCTGCTCCACGGGGACGGTGGAAACAGAAGCCTCCGCGCCCACCTCAACGACAACAAAAGAATCCGGGGAGAAAGGTTTGCCACCCTTCTGATGGGCACCTGCCGGATCATTCCGTGCGTAATAAATACCGAATGACGGTGCCAGTACACTATTAATGAGTCCCAGGACACAGCCGCCACGAACTGCACTCAGTACGTTACTTTCACTGAGCGAAAAGTTATTCAGGGAAATATTATCGAAAGAAAAACTCATCCTGTTACCCCGCTGGAATAAACCGACACAAGCGCCGAATTCGTGATACGCCGACGTGCGTCATCGGTAATACCCTTCACATTGTCCGACGTTGTGGTGACATTCAGTGTCCCGATATGCGTGGTTTCCGTTACGGTGGACTGCGATACAGGCGCAGGATGGAGCGACCGTATGGCCATTGCCGCACCCGGATAAGGCAGGTTCGCCAGCACCCGCGGAATATAGTTGCGGGTCTCCTCCGGAGCAGCAGCCAGTCCCTTACGCTGAACATTTCCCTCTCCACAGTTATATGCCGCCAGAGCCTTAGCCAGATCGCCATGAAAAAAACGTATCAGGCCACCAAGTTTTCTCGCGGCGGCATCAGCGGCTTTTTCGGGATCAAAGGCATCGTTCCCCCTCAGACCAAATTCACTGGCCGTCTTCGGCATGAACTGAAACAGTCCCATCGCACCAGCAGGTGAGACGGCAAACTGATTACCACGGGATTCGGTGATCGCAACGCTGCGCAGCAGTCCGGGCGGCAGGTTATATTTTTCCTCCAGTTGAGACAGTTTCGGTTGCAGCCAGCCTAACAGGGCTTCCCCGGTCTTCGTCGGTCGCTGGCGGTTTTGCATGGCATTACCGAGTTTTTCCTGCGTCGCACGCATACCCTGTAGCCAGGATTCACCGAAGGCTGCTTCCCTCCCGGTTGCCTGAGAAGCCTGAGTATCCAGCATGCCCTGCTGCCATACTGTGGGTGATTGTGCCCGGGTGATGTTGCCAGGCTTTTCTCCGGCATCCAGTTTTGTCTGATACGTCTCCATCTCTTTCTTATTGAAAAAGAAAGTCCCGTCTGAAGCCCAGAAAAAACCATGTGAATCCAGCCAGTCCTTATTTTCCCTGCCAACAATGGATGTCAGTAATCCGTCAACAACCGGGTAAAGCGCCGTTATCGCAAAAAGAAGGCCTCCGGGGCCACTGAGGGCTTTTGTCAGCCCCCGCACCCATGACGCCACTTTCAGCCCGATCAGCGTAATAATGACATTCTGCCAGCCCCCCAGTTCTCCGGCAGCCTTATTCGCTAGGGAGGCCACTGACTCAACGTCATTCAGAAATGTGGTGATAAACCTGTTCACTTCCTCCGGATGTTGCTGCATCCAGTCACCGAGTGTCTCCAGCCAGTGGCTGAGCTTCAGCGCGTACGGCATCAACGCGGTGCTAATCGTCATCCCGATGCCGGACCAGGTCTGATCGAGCTCAACAAGCTCTTTTCGTAGCTTACGGGCCAGCGCTGTACGCCCCGGCGTAACCTGCGAACGGGAAGTAAATTCGTCCACATCTTTCAGCGCATGACCGGAGCCAAGAAACTGCTGTCCGGCATAACTGAAGCCCAGCGCGTTGCCGTAGGCAGTTTGTTCGGACTTTGTCAGTCGCGGAAAAATAACCGCCAGCTTGCGCATGATGGCTTCAGTGCTGTCAGTATTTAAATCAACACTAATGCCCGCCCTGGCTGCAACCTGAAACAAATCCTGTAACACAGGATCAAAGGACCTTCCGGCTCTGAAGGCCGCTTTTGCATTTGCAAGCCGGGAAAATGCCCCAGACATTTCCCCTTCATCAACATTATTTGCCCGCGCAGCCCGTAACCATCCGTCCAGATTTCTGGCCTTCATGCCAAAAGCATCGGATTCCACGGACAGACGGTTCAGATCACGGGCAAAACCTGTTACCAGGTTCTTCAGCCCCCCCAGCGTCAGACTGACACCCGCAAGAGCCAGAATCTCGCTACGGATTCCTGAAAAAAAACGGGACGCCCGTTTCCCGGCATCTTCCATTCGACGGGCCGTTTTATCAGCATCTTTTCCGGTTTTTTCCAGTGATTCACTGGTTTTCTTCTGTCCCTGACTGAATGTGTCAGCGACACCTTCCATCACCGTCGTGAGCCGGTTAAGGGCAGCATGTACTGCCTGTTCCCCGGCAGTAAAGTCCCTGTCATCAATCCCGAGGGACAGAACAAGCTCATCAAGTACCTGCGCCATTTCTGTTCTCCTGTATCACCTGTTCGTTATGGGCATCCACATGAATTATTTCCAGCAGATCCCATAAGTCCTGCACACCAAGGACAGAATCCAGTTCAGCTTTTGAAGCCTTACCGGAGGAGATAACGGTCGCAATGGTACGGGGAACATTAACGTAATCCACCACCCCGAACGGTCTGTCGGGGTCGAGATAACGCGGGGGGATATCTAGCTGACGACGGTAGCGAAAAAATCCACATGCAGCTTAAAGACCTCCGCACGCAGATTAAGACGGGTAATGATTTCTTCAATATCCTCTTCAACAAGCGGTCTCCGGATGCTGCGTTTTTTCGGATCGGGAACAAACTGCACACAGTCCATCATTTCATCCATCAACGGACGCGCCTCATCAGGCGGAATTTTCGATAATGCTTTCAGCCCTTCAAGGGCAAGCGCAGCCATCCCCAGACTACGAACATCATCCGGTAACTCCACGCCACCACGCCCCATTGCCATAATGGCACGCATCGCCCACCATTCCGCCTGTGAGGCAGACATTTCGGTAAGATGAAATACCTTGCCCTTATCCCGTCCCTGACCTTCAATAGTGATAAATTTCTCTTTACGGGCCATCAGTTAAAAACCTCCGGAGTAATGGTTTCCCACTCAATAACCGCCTGCCCTGGCTGCAACGTACGAGCTGCATCAGGCAGCGCTTTCCATTGTTTGAGTACGCCATTCACGCAGGTATATTTACGGCCAATCGCCGGAAGCAGGACGACAGCGTTACAACGGAATACAGCCCGACTGGCCCGGATGTGGTTGACCAGGTATCAAAAATATCCCGGCTGGGGGAATCCGGCATGATATGAAACGTCTGGATAATGTTGCTGTACACAAATCCCGCGGACAG